ACTTACGTTTTTGCTTACGAACGATTTCTTTGTTGGCTTCAATGCCAGAATTCCACAACTTGTTATTGTGTTCACACACAGGACATTGTTGGTTCTTGGTAGTCAGGCAGTTATCAATCAACCAGCCGCCACTTCCCTGGAATCCATGTGAAAACACCTTAACCCACGGTAACGCATCGTCACCATCTACAGCAGGAGCAGGAAGAAAACGAATAACGGCCGATCCGTTCCCAACTTTATCAACCTCAGGTCGCCAGTAATTGTCTTTATTGTCAGCACCAGAAGATGATGAGTTTAGTGCTTCAACGGCTTTGGCCAATTTATCCAAGTTGCCGGAGTTTCTTTTAAGATTTGCAAATGATGTCATATTATTTCCTTTATATAACGGTGTGTAAAAAATATTAACGGATTATCCACTTAAACATAACAAAAGTTTATTTTATAATAAAATACAAGAGTTGTCAAGCATACTCCCAAAGATAACCATATGAATACCGAATAATACCTCGGCAACATTTGGAGATTTGGTTATAATTTTTTGCATTGATTTTTCTTGCGGCAGAACGGACACTATCATGTATTGCAATGAGATTGCCGTCCATATCAAACTGTTTGACCTTTTTACCCTGCAATTGGGTTAAAATTTCAATATTCTTTTTTCTATTCTGTTCTATGGTTTCAGCCTTATGCTTTTTGCCAAAGAATTGGTTTTGTTTTCCTACTTTTGTGGATTGCATTTCAGATAAATGTTTTTTAGTTTCATCATCATGTTTGCAACCATAAAATGGATTACTTTCACCAATGGGTGATTGTATAAATTCTGTTTCTTCAAACTTGAAAGTTTTACAGAATTCTTTTAAGTCCTCTAAGAAAAAATCTAGGTCGTTCATATACCTATTTATCCACGCAACAATGCGTCCAAGATACTAATTGTTGTCAAGGCATCCTTGTGAAGAATACCAGTACCACCTGCTTTATTCCAATCATCAATAACAGAAGGTGTGTCATCAATGATTATGGAATTTTCGTCAGCAAATTTATACTTGAGCTGTTTGCCAGGTACAAAGTTTGCAGGATAGTTAATGTTGTGTTTGCCTAGCCAGATTTCCTTTTGACGGGAGATTTCAGCATTGCTTACTGGTCGTGCAGTAGAAGAAAGAATCTCTACAGGCACACCACAGGTTTTGAGGTATGACAACAATTCTGTTGCATCAGGCATCATATCAAGGTTCTGAAACTCTTTGTTTTGAATGAATGCACCGAACCTTGCACCAAAACGCTTACGTGCATCATCATGTGAAGGTTCACAATCATACAATTCTCGGTATCGTTTGTTGAAGTCAGCAATTACACCATCAAGGTCCAAATAAATCTTAGTAAATTTATGCATGTTCTGTTATCACTTCTTTAAGTATGTTTTTGAATTTAACTTTGTCATATTGAATAAAAGGTGCATACTTTTCACATTTCAATCGCCAATTCGGCCATACGATGTCGTCAGTTATCTTACGGTTCCACATGGGAAAGAAGTTCATAATATCATTAAGTATGCACAAAGTTTCTACTGAAATTGTACCAGACATTACCTCACGGAGTAAGATAGGATGTTGACCATCATTGACAATCAACATTTGTTCCGGTGCATCATTTCCTACAAGACCAAGTATATCATTTTCAAAGACATATGTCAAGCTTTGGTTAATCTTCTGCCACTTTTTGTATGCCACTTCACCTTCTGGTCCTGTCATTTCACCAACCCATGTTGAACTGCCATAAATGAAATTCGCCAAATAAAAGTTACGCAATTCGTCCAGTGAATACTTACGGGACAATTTGTAGAATTGATATTTTGCTTTATTCTTTAAAAAGTTATCCTGTGACACGTTAGTTTTTCCGTTGTATCGGAAATAATCATAGGATTTAGAGGTGAAGTGTAACTTCATTGCAGAATAAAGTTTGTACGCTTCGAAACCAGTATTTTCTGTCATATCTATTATAAATAAGTGTAGGTCACCGAATTAGCCGTTCGCACCTACTCTAACATTGTAAAGGAATGTCAGCATGGATATTTATTCCAAAACCAACACACCGCCCGGTTCTTATGTTTATGCATATCTACGTCCAGATAATACACCATATTATTTTGGAAAAGGTCAAAAAACACGAGCTTGGTTAAAATCTAAAAAAGAAATTAAGCCACCAAAAGACAAATCACGAGTCATAATTGTTGAATGTAATTTAACTGAAGTTGGAGCACTAGCTTTGGAACGCCGAATGATAAGATGGTATGGTAGAATTGACATAGGCACAGGAATATTAAGAAATAAAACCGATGGAGGTGATGGTGTAGAGAATTACAAACATACACAAGAAACCTTAAATAAAATTTCAGGTATGAATAGTATCCACTATAACAAATCTCCGTGGAATAAGGGAATGAAAGGTTTCAATTTAGGTTTTAAACACACGGAGAATTCTATCAAAAAAATGTTAGGACCAAAAAGTTCGGAACATAAAACTAATATTTCAAACGGTAGAAAAGGGATGATTTTTTCAGAACACCATAAACAGAATTTATCAAATTCGAAAAAAGGCAAACCTATACCGAAAAAGAGAAAAAGAATAATGACACCTTTTGGATTATTTGAATCAGTAACATCAGCGGCCGAATTTATGAACTGTACAAAGTCCAACATTTCTTCCAAATTAAAAAGAAAACCGGATGAATATTATATCATACAATAGGTAACCGACTCGACTTTTTGATTAGATTAACTGATTGTGCTTCTTCACGGATTCTTGCTTTAAGATGGGATGAAATCAAGGTGGCAGCCACCTCAATTTCAATACCTGTTTCATCACATAGTTGAACAATAGCATCCATACAATGGATATTATAATCTGTTGCTATTTCTTCAACCTTCAGCGAGAAGTCTCGGATTTCATCTTTAGTAGGCATTATTTGGCTTTCAATGCATAGACCATGCAAAGGTTATCTGTCTGTGTTGCATATGCACACTTAACAGAAATAGGATCAATACCTCTTTGAATGGCTGAGTCCATGTTTTTTGACATGTTGTTACGGTCATTAATGTTTGACAAATAAGAACTAATGATTATTGATACGGCAACAATAGTGATACATGCCAATAATGTGATAACAACTTTCAAATTTGAATTTTGGTTTTCCATATTAAATGATTTCCTTGTTTCTGTCAATTGAGTCTTTGTTGGATCGGTAGAAGATGTGTTGTCCAATTTGTTTGACCTTTTCCAAATGATGCCAACCAGGGTGGACGTAATCCGCATGATAGTATGTCGCACCTTCTGTAACATCTTTTTGCCTTTCATAGTTAACCACTAAGTTTGTTGCAAGATCCAAGATTTCATTATACAACTTTTTATCGTTGATTGTCAAGGCCTTTCCGTCTTTCTTTTCGCAATACCAAGAAAACTGACATGTGCCGTTCGTTTTCTGTTTCACCACGGAACAAATATCATCACCATAACCGGATTGTAAACGGTTAATTGTAACGAAAGCAACGGCCTTTTGGCCATCCAATGGCTCATGTGCTGCTTCATGATAGATATTTTGTGCCAAACAATTCACCTGAACTTTAGTTTCGTCAGATAGTGCATTGTAAGTGGTCTTGAACGGTAAATTATAAGTATCAATGTTGATACAGGATAACATCAGTATGATTGCTGAAAAGAATACTGCTACAAGTATAAGTCTACTTTGCATGTAATTCTCCAGTTAAATTGGTGGGTTTTGTAAGAACCCACCGAAACTCATTGGACTCTTAGAAAGAGAACTTTGCGCCTACAGCAACGGTGTTACCATCAAATGCTTTTGCTTTGTGGTCACCTTCTTGGAAACGGTAGTCAGCAGTCAATGCCAAAGACTTGGTAACTGGAACAGTAACGCCAGCACCTAGGTCTGCAAAGTAACGGTCACCGCTCTTAACGCCCTTTTTGTCCAAGTAACCAACACCAACCTTAGCGGTCAATGTATTACCTGCAAATTTAGCAACGTCATAACCACCACCAACAATGAACTTGTCTAGGTTACGTTTGGTTTCACGGTCAAATTCAGCAGTAACGCTGGTTTTGCCAAATTGTTCACCAACAGTCAAGCCATAACCATTACGGTCTTTCTTGCTGTAGTTGTCGATAGAACCATTAACACCAACTTCAACGGCTGATGCAACTCCAAATGCAGCCATCAAAGTGGCCAATAGAACTAATTTCTTCATTAAAAACTCCTTTAAGTTAAGATAAGATGGTTGGTTATTCTGTTACGAGGAAACCAACCGAAACCCTAGTCAGCGCTTAGGCTGCCAATGCGAACTTTTCATCGTTTGCGTTTATTTTTGATTTAGTGTTTACGTCAACTCTGACGGATAGCCTAATATAATACTTGTTACCCTGTCGAAACTATTTCTCGCCCATCATAAAAATTCAGGCTTGGATTATGTGGATGTCCGTGATACCTTAGTCATCTTCATTACCGCACGGCGCTGGCCTGAATTTTTATGGTGGACGAGGGCGGTACTGCCCCGCCGTCCAGAATACTTTTCTTATACCAAGTTTACTATCATTATTAGCGCACCGATTCGGTGTGCTTACCTTTGACAGACTTCTTTAATAACTTCAACCAAAATTTCTTGGCTTTTTCTAAGTTATGTTCAAATTCTGCACGATTTAGTTTTTGAATTAATTTTTTGATTTTCATTGATTTGGTACCAATACAATTCGTTTAGTGTTAGTTTGTGGGTCAAACATTTCAGCCCAGTGATAACCTGGTGGCGGTAATTGAACCGTAGGTTGTGGCTGAATGTAGACTGGCGGTTGTTGGATGTAGACCGGTGCTTGTTCAACCATAATAGGTCTAGGTTGTGATGCAATTTCTGCACCAATAACAACACCTGCGGCCAATGGAACCCAACCGACACCAGGACCACCCCAATGGTGATGAGGACGATAGCAACAGTAATCAGCAGAAGCCGCAGTTGCTAAAGTTGCCAATAAAAGTGTAGCAATAAGTTTTTTCATGTTCGTAATCCTAACAGAAAGTTTAATTCTTGGCAAGTGTTTTCTGGTAATAGTGAATTGCTTCAACTAAACCGTCAATATGGTCGCCTGTCTTTTCTTTAAAAATCAATGGTTCAGAATCTTTCACGGCCATGATAATGATTAGGTTATTTATAGGAGTTCCAATTAGTTCTTCATACATGAGGCTATATGCTGTGGTTTGCCAGAAATAATCCATGATGGAATCCCTGGATTTTGGTCTGGATGCAGTCTTAAAGTCAATAACAGCAAGTTCACCTTCATATTCTGCAATACAGTCTACACGACCAGCCATGCCAAGTTGTTTAGACCACAATGCGGCTTCTTGGTAATGAATGTTGTTAATCTTGTTAAGATATGGTTTGATAGACAGGAAGTACTCCAATGCATCAGGCATGATACCCTTCATGTAGTCTACCTTGTTGTTAAGATAGTTCTCACAAATGGTATGTACGTTGGTTCCACGACTTGTGGCCTGTTTACTGATACGATTGGCTTCTTCTTCACCAACACGTTTACGCCATTCAAAGATGGCTTGTTTCTTCTGTGCACCGAGAACGGTGGTTACAGAGGGTAAACGAGTACCATCTTCTAGTGTGTAATAACGCTTGCCGTCTGGAAAGGTTTCTGATTTTAAGTCACTGAGTTCCCGTGGGGGACAATAATTAAACATAATATACTTTAAAGTTAAATTTTATACGCCGTAAGCCATAATGGTTGGACTGAATGTGGTACTTGCGTTTCCTGTTGAAATAAGAATACGGAACCAATAAGTTTGACCAGAACTCAAACCTGTAATAGGATAACTCAAAGAAAAGTTACCAGCAGTATAACGGCTTCTATAACCATTGGCGTATTGATATTGTTGAATTATTGAATTCCAATTTACACCATCTGAAGAAGTTTGAAGTGTCACATATTGGATTGTTAAACCATTATCTTCTGTGCATGTCCATGGTGATTTAACAAATACAAAAATATTACCTTGTGGACCGGCTTGAACGTTGCTACCTACAGTATAATAACTGTTTCTTCCCAAAGATAAGTTATTGGAATATGTGTATGCATAGTTATTAAGTTGTGAAACGTTTTGTACACTTCCGTTACCAAAACGAATATCTCCATTCTCCAATATTGTTGACATTTTATTTTCCTAACAAGGTATTATACACCAAAACC